CATAACGTCCTGTTTGAGATAGTTCACTGGCTCCATATCGGAGAAGTCAAGCACGGTTTTCCTAAAGTCGAAATGAATCAATGGCGTTGCAGTGCAGCGCTCGCGGCTCGTTATGGGTTGCCCCGAACACTCTGGGGCGCTGGTAAAGCGCTGCGGTTGCCTTTCCAGAAGGATATGGACGGGCACAAACTCATGTTAAAAATGAGTAAGCCAAGGAACATAAAAAAACCGGGCTTACATTGGCACGAAGACCTTAACGACCTACTACGACTATATGAGTACTGCAAAGCCGATGTGATGGCAGAGTACGCAATCTCTGAGCACCTTCCGCCGTTATCCGAATATGAACTTCGAATTTTCCAAGTTACTCTCGAAATGAATCTTCGTGGTATCTACTGTGACATCGAATTGTCAAAAGCCTCGATAGAAATTATGGGCGAACTAAAAAAAGAAGCGGAAAAAGAGTTGTACACATTGACAGACGGTGCCGTCGACGCAGTAACCAAAAGAGAAAAGTTGTATGACTGGGTTAACTTACAAGGCTACCCAATTGAGAATCTCCAAAAATCATCTGTTGAGATTGCGTTATCCGATGGTAATTGTCCCCCGAAAGTCAAGAGAGCGCTGCAATTGCGGTATGACTTCGGAAAATCAAGCGTCTCGAAATACGATGCTATGCTATCACGAGCGGATTCAGAAGACCACCGGATACGAGACCATCTGAGATACCATGGTGCGCATACCGGAAGGCACGCAGGGCAAGGAATCCAATCGCAGAATTTTTTTAGACCAGACTGGCGATTAGGATTCGGCAAAGAAGAGAATATTAACTGCGCGGTAAAAATCGTTAAAACAAAAAATGCAGAACTATTAACTGCGACGTATGAAAAGCCCGCAAATGTCCTCGCAAGTCTTTTGAGACCGACGCTGCAAGCTCCTCCCGGTAAACTCTTTTGGTGCATTGACTATTCATCTATCGAAGCTGTGCTTGTCCTTTGGTTTTGCCAAGATAAAGGGCTACAATTAATCCGAGATAAAAAATGTATTTATCGTAAGCTTGCAGGGGCGCTACATGGTATTTCAGATTGGGAATCTATACCCAAAAAAGACCCTATTAGAAACCATGGAAAAGTTGGTTTCCTTGCCGGTCAATACGGTGCTGGATGGAGAAAAGTTGCTCAAGTTGCTAGGACACAATGGAAAATCGACTTATCTGATACAGATTTTGAACGTATGAATAAAACCTTCCGTTCGGAGTACCCCGGTATTCCTAAGACGTGGAAAAAACTCAATGACGCAGCGGTCGCCGCTATGCGAGGCGTGCATAAGCCCCTACCTTTTGGAGTCAAATTCGAACGGGAAGGAAGGTGCCTAGTCCTGACAGTGCCTAATGGTAATAAAATGTATTACAACGACCCTGAGTTGAAAATGGAGCCTATGCCCTGGAACCCGGAAGAAAAGCGACCGATAGTCTATTATTGGACGGAAGACTCCCAGACTAAAACGTGGGTTAAAACAAAATCGTATGGTGGAAAATGGCTAGAGAACGTTATCCAAAAGGTAGCAAGAGAATTGATTTGCAGCGCGATGATTGAAATCACGGACGAACCAGGACTCGGTGACCTAGTCATCACAGTACACGACGAATTGGTCGGTGAAGTCGACGAAGACCGAGTAGAAGAAGCTTGCGCAGAAGCGTGCAAGTTAATGCGCAAGCGTCCATGGTGGGCTAAAGATTGTCCGATTGATGTCGAAGCATGGATAGGAAGGTTTTATCGAAAATGAGTTATAAAAAAGAAAAAGAGTGGGCGGAAGAAGTAGCTGAACTTTATGGGGAAAAATACTGGGAGAAGATTTAAATGAAAAACGTAACTCCTTTAGAAAAAATCGCAGAACGTCAATTCAAAAAAATGGCAGAAAAAGCGGGATGCACTGTGAGAAAATTCGACTCAAGAAAGTATGATCCAGACCTTATCGTTCTCATTCCCGGTGGTAGGACAGTCTTCTTTGAGTTTAAGCGCGGAGGGGAGAAGCCACGCCCAGGTCAACTTAAGCGGCACGAAGAGCTACGAAAGTTAGGATTTACTGTGTTCGTTTCTTACACGGCTGAGGAAGCCTTCCAGCAGCTACGCCTTGCGGTTAACCGATGAGACTTGTTCCACACGATTACCAATGGGAAGCGATGCGATTCCTTTATGAGCGTGACGGCGCAGCCCTATTCGCTGATCCTGGCCTTGGGAAAACCGCTATTACGCTTCTTCTTCTTGATTTATTGAGACTCAGGTATGGTCGTATTAAAGCCCTTATTAGCGCGCCCGTTCGAGTTGTTCATAACGTCTGGCCGGATGAAATTCAAAAGTGGGATAATTTTGATTTCAGCTTTACTCTTCTTCATGGCCCCAAAAAAGACGCTAGGCTCCAAGAGGACGTAGAAATATACATCGCCAATCCCGAAGGTTTGAAGTGGCTCACATCGCAGGCCCGTAAGCCTGATTGGGATGTCCTTATTGTCGACGAAAGCTCGCAGTATAAGAACCCAAGCTCCCAAAGATTTAAACTGTTGAAAGAGTTATTGCCTAGCTTTCGTCGACGGTACCTTTTATCGGGGACACCCACCCCCAGAAGTTTACTCGATTTATGGTCTCAAATATTTATCATCGACCAAGGTGCTCGCCTCGGCAAAAAGATTACTCATTACCGAAATGCTTATTTCTATGCAGAACGGAAAAACAAATATGTTGTTTGGCACCTAATCCCAGGAATGGCTAAAGTCATCCACGATAAATGCGCAGACATAGCAATTAGATTAGATGAGAAAACTCATCTTAACCTTCCTGGCCTTGTTCATAATGACGTCAAAGTCTCGTTGCCGGATAAGATTAAAAAGATGTATAATAAAATGTTTCGTGACTTATATACCGAAATCAATGGAGAAACGGTATTCGCAGACTCCGCAACTGAAAAATATTTTATTTGTCGGGACATAATCAGCGGCGCTCGGTACCTCGAAAAAGGCTTGCACGAATATGAGACCCTTCATACTGCGAAAATATCGGCGCTCGCGGAAATCATCGATGAACTACAAGGGAAACCCGTTATGGTGGCGTATACCCGTTGGCACGAGTATTTTCGGATATGCGAGCGCTTTGGGGACCTGCCTGTAGTCAATGGCAAAACATCGCAGAAAAAATGCGAAAGAATCAAAAACCGATGGAATGAAGGGGAGATTTCTATTCTCCTCGTTCAACCCCAGGCGCTTTCCCACGGTTTAAATTTGCAGAAAGGCGGCCACGACCTCGTATGGTTCTCGCTCGTCGAAGACTACGAAGTTTACGAACAGTTACAACGACGCCTCTACCGGCAAGGAGTATTCCAACCGGTACGAGTACACCATATAATAGCGCAAGGCACTCTAGATTCGTTGATATTAGCTCGCCTCCATGACAAAAGATTGCGTCAGCAGTCCCTGTTCCAAGCCATTAAGTTATACTATAACCGGAAAAAGTCAAGGATTAGTTAGCAAGGTATGTGCCGACAGCGGCGGAAAGAGTTCCGAGGAGAGTTACGACGGCACCGACAATCAGTTTCACTTGCGTTGCGGAAAGCTTCGCCCCGTGATTCTTTTCGACATGTTTTTCGATTAGGTCTCGCATGTCTTCTTTGGTCGCAAGCGTTATCATAGTTGCTTCCAATTTTGCTACTTTCTCGATTAATGTATCAATCTTGTCCATCGTATAACTCCACCCCTGTGATTAATGGAGCCTCATCTCTCAGCTCCGGTTGTTCATCTTTCTGCTGTGCTTGACTCGCAAGAATAGCTTTAGCTTGCTCTAACGCGTCCTCTTTTCGGAGGAAGCATTTCCCCGACTGCCCCCATTTCCAACCACGTTTTCCGTCTATATCACATCGTATTAAAGGCATGTTTAAGCTCCTACCTGAACGCCGCTAAGGGCAAACGTCGTAAAAGGCCGTCGTATTCACTTGATGGGTTAAAGCTATGCAAAGCCCAAAGGTCACGCCCGTCGAATAACACGGGGGCAACTCCATCCATAGGACTGCTAGCATCTGAGGTATCTGGTTGCGGGTCGAAACTATAGCACGCGATAGCATAGTCATCGATGATATTAGACATCGTCAATGCGGTAGAAGAACTGGTGTCGTTACAAAGTCGTTCGACGTTCAGCCGCACAAGATATTCCATATAATACCCTGCGAGTTGTTTTGTGCGCGCTCGTGCCCAAACATTAAATCCATCAAAAATTAAACGGCCAATGGTCCAAATTTGGTCAACTCCGGGAGACGAAGTAACTCTCGTTACCTCTGCACCGTACGCTGAGTCAGGAGTGCAGGCATATAACACAAGGTCGTTAGTGGATGGTTTTAGCCCCACTACTAACATGCTACCCGTAGTTATTAGGTCGATTGGGTAACCGTCAGTCGCGTCGAATGTGTAAGGGTATCCCGTATTACCATTCCCAGACGTAGGGTCTGCAATCGATACTGAACACAGATAAGAATCTGTTGACCCCCACCCGATGTAATAAACGTTAGTCCCGTCTGAAGTTATTCCGTTAATGCCGTTGATAGATGACGAAGTCGAAGCATCACCGGCCCCATAATGAGTTCCAGCCGTGAATGACGATAGAGTGTTGTCTACATCCACAAAACAAACAGCACCGGAATTCGACGCGGTTACCGTGTTCCAGGGGCACAGAACCGCCAAAGTCGAAGAATCGGCGAATATAATTTTTGCCGGGTATGCTCCATCGGAGACCATAGTATATCCAGAGACCCCGCTACCAGGTAAGACCGCTCCTGAGGAGGGCCACCCAGATTTCAAGTTCCAGTCACTAATATTATACGCCGATATCCGGTAGTTTGCTGGGTCGTCACCATCCCCGAATACGACGTACACCGAAGTTCCATCTGTGCAGAAAGCAAGTGGCATCCAAGGGTTAAGAACCGAGTACGGTAACTCTGTTCCGAGTTCATCAGAAGTATCGATTACCGCCATAGTTTCAGGGTCGATTATATCGAGCACTCGGTCTGTAGATATTCGCATGGCTAGGATTCTTTTTTCGCCGGAAGACGTGAGATACATCGCTAGTTCATAATGAGCCTTGCCCGTCGGCAAAGAGATTTTATTTTGTGTATCATCCATACTGCTCCAAGTGCTAGTAGGAGGATAGTATTTTTGGATGATATTGGATGTCTCGATTGTAGCTGGTGACGGGTCCGCCTTCTGAGCTATCTCATTAATTTTTTTCGTCCATGCATTAAATAACCAGTTAGCCTCATCGGCAGCAGGTTGTTCGCCGCCGGAGAACCCTTCTGCTTTTTTATTCGCCGTTGGTTCGGTTTTTGTTCCGCTACTAGCGAATTCATCAAGTAAATCTATAGCCATTTTTATCCCTCATACTCCGGCCAGTTAATAAACTCAATTCTCACCCCAGCCAGCCTTGGCCCATACTTTTTTATGTGCGCTCGCTCCCCCATGCTCAAAAAGTCTAACAATTCGACTTTTATTTCTCCGACTGTATCCGATGATAACACGCTGCGAACGCCAAATCCATCTTTAAGATAGGTATAAATGTCGGCAAAAGTTCCTATTTCACCCGTCGCGATTGCTTTCGCTTTAATGATCTTCCGGTAATTCTCGTCTGTTTCTTTTGCTGTCGGGTCGTCCGGGTTTAAAGCGCCCTCTGTAGTCTCCAGATAACCCCCTGTTTCTGGTGGCCCCGCGTTGTAAAACCCTTTCGATGGGTCGTCAACCTGGCCGGACCATTTAAAAGTAAAGGCGTTGGCTGGGTTAATCCCGAGGTAAGGCCGTTCCACCCCGACGATGTCACCAAGTATGTCTAACCAGACGCCTTCTGCTGTGTCCACACTGAGGTTATCTCTAAGGTATTCAATTAATGTTTGGGTGTCCTCAAGCCGATTGTATACCGCCTCAAGAAGCAAAAGGAATCGACTTGAGCTTGAAAATTGGACAAGGACTCGTTCTTTCGCTATGTCATAAAGGGTACCCATTATGAAGTCACCGTTATTTTAGCAGTGGAAGTCACCGCTTTTTCATTGACCGCGATGGTAATGTTCGATGTCGAACTGGGGGACGAGGTTTCGCCTATCTCTAACGAGTCAACCTGATGACCGGGGATGTTATTAATTGGCGTATAAAGCCGTGAATAAACCACGTCGTCATTTAATTTTTGATAGGTGTCGAAGTACTCTACCAATGCGTTTTCAACCGCTGTGTCGCCTCCTGCGGCGTCATATTCAGTTTGATTTGTTATTGTCAACTCAACATCGATATAGATGTCAACCTCAGTTGCCTCGGAGTATTTTATCTCGTGGGTATCCCCTGTAACTGAGTCGTAATAGTCAACTGTTGTCGACCCGACCATCCCAATTCCCCCACCTTTTTTTGAGTATATCGCTCCTGCAATCTCATCTTCGTCGCCACCATCGACGATACACCATATATTTTGCGGGGGGACGCCGTAAGAATCGACTGACGACCCATTATTTTCGACCACTTTAACAGACCCAACGCCATCTAAATCAGAGATGGCACCGTAGATGCCCGACACGCTGCCGCTACCAGCACGTTCCGCGACAAGTGCCCGGCGTGCCCTAAGCTCGGTGTCTGTCTCTTCTTCCTCACCAGCGGTCACAGCAGTTTGATTAGTCACTTCAGACCAGCCGTAAATCGGGGTATCAATATTCTCAAGGGTCCCTGCATCGGCTGTGACTGCGCCCTTAACTGTGCAGGTGGCCGTCACATACCCCGATGCATTCGCGGCCAGCGTCAACTCTTCGTCAGTCGCAAATTGATTACCTGTGTCATCAGATACAAGAGACCCAGCAGGTATCGTTGTCCCCGCATTATTCGCAGTGCAGTAGAGGGATACTGTTGAGTACGTTCCTTCTTGACGTTGGATACCATTTAACAGCACGAGGTAGGACAACCATACACCGGAGGCCGCTTGCGGATTCATCTCCCCTGCGATAAGCTCGATAAGTTCATTCTGTTCGGCAATAGAAAGAGAAAATATCTTTATTAACTGGCCGAAGATAGACCTAGCTGTTAGCTTGGTATTCTCTCCAAAAGATGATTTAATATCATCTTCAAGGCCTTCTTTTATATCGAGATAACGGTCGATTGTTAACCCATTTGCGTTAATTGTACTCATGTAACAATCCTCTGTAAAACCGGGCCATATATGGTGTCAGCTTCAAATTCTATTGACATTTGATGTGATACTGGGTCAAAGCCTAACTCAAAAGAGACAATACCCAGGATACCATCCACGGCGAGAATCGCGGATTTAATCAGCGCTTCTTTTTCTTCAAGACTCGTGCTGATTTTTAAAATTCGGTCAAACCATGGAAGCCCAATGAGGTAATTCAAAAACCACTCACCCTCCAAAGTTAGTAAATGGATTTTAGCGGATTGCGCGACTTCAGTACCTTCTGTCACGAGGACTAAATCTCCATTTACTATTTCGAGATCATGGGATTCCGTTAGTTTTAAATCGGTTGCCATTATTCAGCAGTCACCTTGTCTTGTCCAGCGTCATCGACTTCCACGGGTCCTACTACAGTAGTAGTGCCCCCAGCAGTTAGCCCGACGGTGAATGTAGCCTCGGTCACGTTATCATCAACCCGGATAACATATTCGCCGTCTACTGACGTTTTATCCGCAGTGGGGCTTATCGTTCCAGGGGCACCGATTAGGATTACAGCGGACCCCGCGACGTAAGTCCCTCCTGGGTCGGGGTCTATTGTACCGCCCGTAAAAGTAAAGACTAAGTCACCGCTATATACACCACTGTCAGAGATAGTAACATTCGATGAAGGGCTCGACTCGATAGTAAAAGTCCCTCCTGTTATTGTTGACCCCGAGGCGTGATTTATTGTCCCGTCAGAGTTCATGATTAATTTCAGTGCCATGCGTCACCTCTTAGCTTTGTGCAGCGACAGCCAGATGCCCATTGATATCAACCGCGCCGTCAGTTGCAACTGTGATCGCACCGTCAGCGGCGATAGAGACGCTACCACCAGCGTTGGTCAACGTGATTACTCCGTCAGTGTCCATTTTTATCGATGCAGTACCGTCTGCAAGCCGGAGTTCCATCGCATCCTCGGTTACTCCCGGATCAAGTACGTCAGCAGTAGGGTAGATACCCGGCACTGCGAATGCATCAGTAAGGTCAAACTTGCGGTTAGACACAGGGTCAACGTCAACTCCACCCGTTGCGAGCCACGTTGTAATCGCCCGCTCAGAAAAGATTAGCATGACGTAAGAGTCCACGGGGACGTCAAATGTCAGCCATAGAGATGCTGCGCCGGGGAAAACTACTGGTACATCCTCAATGACAGGCAGTTGAGTCGTCGATTCATCGCCCTCATAGAGTCTATTGAGGCATGGCTGTACTGACACTGTCTGCGCTGCTGCGTCAAACGCGGTTACTTGCGCAGGAAGGCATGTGTGCATATCCGCCGTGACGCTGTTGAAAATTTGGGCTAAGCCCGATTCTAGGGTTGCTGTTGAATATCCTGTTGTCATTTCAAATCCGCTTCTATCTCGACCTGAAAAGGTCCGCCGTAGTTGTTACCATAATACCTTAATCGTTGGGCGATGTAAATCCCATCGGCGTTGGTAACGACTCTTTTTTGGTTTTTGGGTTTTTTATATAAGTCCCCGCCGGAGTAAATTGTCTGCGTGGAGTCGATTTGTATGAGCCTACCAGGTGTTATGTCGGGATTGAGCAATGAGACAATCCGAACTGCCTTTTTGTTTTTCCCCCCTTTTGTCGACCGGTTAGTAATTGAAGGAGCGCCTATCATCCCCGAGCTAGGGCTGAGGACTATCGCGGTAGGTTGTGCAATCAAAAAATTTCCATCTTCGATTATTTCGAGGACTCCCCTTTGCACCGACCAAGACATGCCGTGGTTTTGGCACGCTTTGGTCAACACATCTTTCACTCTTCCGGCGTAAGTCACACTTCCTAAAAGTTTAGTTTCAAATAAAGGCTCTTCGATGTAAGAAGCCATCCCATAAGCTGACGCCATATCTTTAAAAATTTGCTTGACATCTGAGCCTTTAGCGTAAGTTTTACTAAAATATTTTGTCTCGTAGCTTTTAAGTCCAGCCCCCGCGTAAATGTCTGTGCGCCATTCTGTTCCACTTTTTTCATTGAGGGCGTTAGACGTCTCGCCGGAAAAGATAAGTACTGTATTGTCTCCATAGCCCGCGTAGAATTCGATCGCTTGATGCGAATCAGAGAAGAGATTTCGAGTCTTTTCACTCAAATTATAAACCGAAATCTTGGCTTTATTTGGTTCCTTATCGGTGGATGCTTTAATTTCAAAATCCATATATAACCCAGTTATCTCGTAAGACTGACTGTCTGCATAAACAACGAGTTTAACTTGTGGGTTAAAGAGAATCATCCGGTCACACTTTCTTCCGTCGTGTCGAAGTAATAAAGGATGAAACGGTTACCGATATCATCAAAGTTAGGGTCTTCGTTTTTCTCTTCCGTGTCAAAAATAAACATCTGGCCAAGTTCTTTAATCGCATAAGGCTTTAACAAGTCAACCCCGCCGACTAGCCTTATCCCTTCCACTTTTATACTTGGCTCTGAGATTCCTTCTAAGTCCATCGCCCACGCTGCGGTTGTGTCGTTCCACCGCACTGTTATCTTCCAATTCAGGTCTTCCAACGCGATAAAAAAGTTATAATACGCTTTGCTTTTTAAAGGTATGATTATTTTAGCCACCGAACACCCCCGCTAGCCATTCTGTTGCTTTAGACGCTAAGGACTGATTCTGATATCCTTGTGTTCCGCCCTCGTTAGCCTCCGGCGCTGTTCTTTTATCTTGTTCAGTGTGTTTTTGTTTCTTCTTTGCTTTTTTCTTTTTCGGGATTTGGCTCTCGTCAACATCAGAAATCTTTGATGCGACTACCCTAATAAATTTTAATTCAATCTTGACAAAGTACGCGTTCGATGTCGACGCAACGCGGTTTGGGTCAATATTGGTTATGACCATGCTCTCGTACTGGGTTCCATCAACTAATACATCGATAACTTCTTCTGAGTCTGAATACTCATATAGTTTATCGCGTTTATCCTGCCAAGAATCAGTGTTCCATGTTCCGTTTAATGCAGCCTTGCCTGCTGAACGAGCGGAAAAATCTGGATCTGTAAAGATGCAATCGAGGACTAACCCGATTGGTTTTTTTATCCTCGCGTCTGTTATGTCGAACCCTTCCTCCACCGGATACTCTGTTACGTCCCAATTATGGATAGGCTGTACACTTGTTAAGACGTCGATGGGTAATTCCCCGATAAGGTTAGCATTGAGTCCAAAGTAGTCTTTAAGTTCTTGCTTATTTGTGATAAATGGCATTTATCTAACAATCCCTGTGCTCAAAGCTCTCGCTGCAGTGGCCACTTCTTCTCCCAGAGCTTTAGAGACTTTTAGTGCGAAATCGTCACTTGATTCCCCAGGCTGTTGGTAGATGGTCATAGGAGCTTCTACTTTTACAGCTTGTGTACTTTGATTAGTCGTGCTGTTCATTGCTGCGGCGGACGGCCTCAAAACTGCTTTTGCTGGGGTGTATGTTGCGGAGCGGTTTACATTAACTTCACCACCACCAAAAAGCATTTCGCCTGCTTTACTCCATTCAGCCCCAATCCATTTACCGATTTTACTAATCCCACCCCAGATATTTTTTATATGTTCCCAGACTTCAAATAAAAAAGCGCCGATTTCTTTAAAGACATGAAACGCTGCGGGGAATTCTGTTTCAAGAAAATCGATAAAGTGGCCGATAACTGACTCGCCACCATCCATATAAGTCTTTACATCGTCGTATAGCGCGTATAATGCGAGGCCTAGAGCGCCTATTAAGAGAGGTGCTGCTATGGCTAAACCATTAGTGATTACTTGCCAAAAGGCAAGGCCTTTAAGAGCTTTCGTTAGACTCGCAATCGCGGCAAGAGCGTTCCCCAGTGCGAAAGATGCAGCGGTGGCCATAAGTAATTTCAGTGCGCCGTCGACGCCGCCAACCGCTTCAGAGAAATACATAAAAACACGTACAGCACCTTGGATAATTCCAGCAACAATTTTAATAACAAAAGAAAGGGTATTGGCGAACTTGATGATGTTTATTCGGATTATTTCTCTATTTGCTGCGGCCCAATCGATAAATTGTTTGATTAATGGTTCTAAAGACTTTGCGAGTTGCCCAAAAATCAAACCACCAAGGGACCGGACAGTCACACTAACATCGTCTAAAGCAGCTTTAAAAGCTACTGTTCCGAGTCGGCTTTCTTTATCAAGTAGATTGAGCTTTTGCCGTTTATCGATTAAGTCTACTATAGACTCGTCGTAAGTTCGGAGGAGACCCATAACGTCAGCACCACGTCGGCCAAAAAGTTTGAAGGCCACGTTAACTGATGTTTGAGTATCTTTAAGGCTTTTAGCGGCGTCTGCGAGTTTTATAAATTGCTCTTCCGGTTTTAATTTTTGAATATCTTTAAACGATATGCCCAATTTTTGTAGGGCCATATCGACGTCAGGGTATACCCCCCTAACCTTTTTTTCACCGAGTCTTTTATTTAATTCTTTTGTCATGTCGATAACGGCACGCTCGCTCATGCCGATATCACCCATGACTCCACCAAGAGCTTCAAATGTCTCGATAGACATCTCGACGGATTTAGCTAGGTTGTAGTTGGTTGCAATCTGAAGACCCATTGTGGTGGCGAACCCAGTGAAGACCCCAGTAAGCACACCAACGACTTTAGTAAAGCCTTTAGCGATATTTTTCGTTCTCTCAAACGATTTATTAAACTCTTTGACTTTTTTTGTATCGACTTTAAAGCCAAGTTTAACAAAAAATTCTTCAAGTTTAACAGCCACTATCGGTTACCTTTCGACTTCTTTTCTTCGTATTCGCGTAACTGCTGGTCGATTTCTTGTTCTAGCAGCATGTACTCGACTCGGTCGAGGAAGTAACGTTGTTGCCAGTTTTCAACTTCTTCCGGTGATACTGTAAAGAACCTGGCAACTTGAAACGTCAAAATCTTTTCCTCACTTAAGCTTGTTTCGGGGATTTTTGGTGTAAACCCCCTAACTCTAGCATCTCGTCCAGGGAAACGCCTAGCGTCTCCTGAAGGGTAAAAAAAACTTTGGGGTAGTTCTCCTTTATCGCATGGGCTAAAGCGAGGTAGAATTCTTCCGGACGGTCATCAAAGTAGTCAGATTCGTCAAGGTCTGTTATCTCAAATTTACCTTTCTCATTTACGATTACCGCTTCTCGGAGTACCGCCTTCGCAATGTCCCAAATAGTATCAGAGTCAAGAGTTTTAATCACGGAGAGCAAAGCTCCCATTTCGCTGTCTGTCTCCGTGACCGCGTCCATCGCTCGGGCGACCATCTGGAAGGCTTTATGGAATACTTCCATAGATTCTCTTCTGGTGAGCGGTTCCAAGTTGTACGCCGACTCACCAGAAAACCCTTTGACTTTAAATTTTATTTGGTCTCTTTTCATTCCCCACCCTTTCTATTTACGCTTGTTTTGCCCCTGCAGGGTTCATATCACCTTTGATAAAACCGAACACCCAGACTTTTTCAGCTTGGTCTTTACCTGCTTCATAAGAAGGCATTGTTTGGACTTTACAAGCGTCCGAAAAGAAAGAATCCCCAGCAGAGTTTTTGTCGATAATCGCAATTGGGAACGGTTGGTCTGTTTTTTCGAGTAGGGTCAAAACCTGATTAGAGGAGGACTTCCCACTCAGGGTCAAGGTTACCGAACCGCTGCGATTTTTATTTTTTACGAACCGACCATCACCGTCGCATCCAATATGCATACTGTTAGCATCCTCGGCGAATTCAACGGTAACTTTGGTGTCGGCACCGAAGGACTTCATAACAGAGCCTCCGATTGTAATTAGGACTTTTGATGGGTCATATTGCACGTCAGCCATTATCTATTCTCCTTTAAATTGTCCACGTACCGGTTATGGTGACCGTGACGGCAGCCGAATTCAAGTACCCACTAAAGACATCGCTCAGCACCATATCATGACTCGCTCGCTCGCTTTGACTGAAGTCGTCCGCGTCAGGGAAGTCGATAACAAAAGGCCTATCAGGGGTGTCGACTAGGATGCCCCTATTAATCGCCTCAGTTGCATATTCTCGGACAACTGCTTCAAATTGGGCCAATGTCGGGTTATCAAACGCGCTAAGTGGATTTTGTAATAAAATTGTGAACACATCCTCTTGGATTCGCGCTTCAAACCAATCTTTTCCAAGCATAATCCTATGCTCAGTACCGTTCGCGTTCATCCCGTCCGTATTAAAGATGTTATCTCCGACTTTAGCAATTCGATTATATTTCTTGCCTTCAAGCACTGAGATTTCCGTCGTGGTAAGTGGCTTCGACGTTCCATCGGCAGCTAAACCGGACTCTTGGACAAGCGCCAAGACTTCCATCGCGAATTCAGTCGTACCTTCGGACGCAGGTAGAACACACCCTGCAATTGCAGCGTCGGGCCACTCGTCGGAGTGTTCAGAATAGACGCACATCGTTCGACTAAGAGCAAGATCGGCGCATTGAGACCCCAGGTCCGTACTTGTACCCGCGCTCTTTGCATCTGTGTTACTATAAACTAATATACATTGCTTCTTTTTCGCGTTGACGTAACTTCCTACCGCAACTTGCTGTGTCGTCGTAAGGCTACGCTCACACATAACCTCATAGTAGCTATCATCAAGCTCAGAGATGGCAGTAAGCGCTTCAGTCGGCTCTTCAGCGTCGAGCCCGGCTTGAGAAAAGCCATTGCTGACATCCATGTAGGTCGAGGATGTTAGGTCAGTTCCACCGCCGCCGGAGACAATCGAGAGAGTCGCTGCACTCGCTCCCGTTGCGCTATGCTTGAGGATTAACCTATCCTCTGAGTCAAACTCAAAAGTGGCCGTATCAAGCCCGGTGATGTTTGGTGATCCGATTGCTTGTATCGCGGCTGTTAATACCGTTGCGACTTGAGAAAGAGCGGTAATCCCGTCGAAGTCAACTCCAGTTACGACGTCCGTGCTTGTACCGTCGGAAACGGTAAAAGACCCGTCCGAGACTAGTTCCCAAACTGCATAATCCGTTTCGTGCGTACCGCAAACGAAGTATGGTTCGGACGCCGAGGAAACCCAACGGCCAAGCATCAGCTTTTGAGCCTGCCGTTTTTGTCCGAAGTAAACGTTTGAAAACGAGTATGGGTCCGTCCCGGAAGTTAGGTCATCCCAATCAGACGGTGTTACATATTTGTATCTTTGGTCGATGGGAATTTGTGAATCATCGACCAAAAATAGCCCAATGCCAAAAGACGTTCTCGGGGCAACCGCCGTTTGTAGTACCGCCGAAACGTTTACGAATTCAGTGATTAGAGCCATCGTATAAACTCCTATGGTGCCTCAGCAGTGACCGTGTACTCGGTTTCTGCGTCATCTTCTAGTGTCCCCGTCAATTCTACAGAGTTAATCAGCATATCCTCTTCTGTTTGCTCAACGTAGTAATACGCCAAAAATTCAAGGTCAACTTGATAGACCGGAGAGTATTTCGTATCAATTATCTGTGTCATATCTCTGATGCTGCCCGCCTCGATAAAAGTCGCCCCTGAGTCTTTTAGGAGTTTTCTCGGGGCGGGCATCTCGTTTGCCACAGCTAGTTTTTGCAGTGTTGTTCTCGCAGTTTCGCCCCAGCACTCGACTGTTATCGTGTCTTTATGCCGACTCTGATAAGTGACATCGACGTCCCAACCGTCAGGAGAGCCCTCATAGGACGTGTATTCTATCGGCACGGATGCCACGCGATACCAAGTCAAAAATAAAGGCGTAGGGCGAGGGCCATTCTGACGAGATTTTATGATATCCGTCTGGCCCGTTACAAGCGCAATCCAATCATATATCAACTCGTCATTCATTTTCTTTTTCCTCATAGATAAACAATTTACAATAATTTCCTAATCTAGACCTATCAGATATAATGGATATTTTATAAGTTTTACCGCCGATTATTAGCTTATCTGGATCGGTTGGCCCCCAAGAGGAGACCCCGATTTCAGTCCACGTTCTAAGGTGGTTCTTGTCGATTTCCCCTGAGGGCAGCATCTGCTTCTCTTCCGGTGTAACTGGTTGTGGCTCAACGATACTAATCGATGAGGTGGAGGGCGTGCCCGGGACCCAGACCCCTTTGACATACGCCCCAGCGGTGTACTGTACTAGTGTTGCGGTTATCATCTCACTTGCAAAGGCGGAGAGCATTACTCATCCTTTCCATACGTGATTGACTGTCTCATGGTGCCGGTGTGTACTAGTGGTTTAGATGACCCTTTTTGGAGTCTAGTAGATAGAGCATTTGGTGGGTAAGTAATTTCATCTATTTTTTTCCGGACCCAACTTTGCAATTGGAGACCGATTAATTCAAAAGCCTCATTCGGCGAGATATCTTTTTTTACAACTTTTTTAGAAACAACACCTATCAGTTTAATTAAAGCGGCCCTTTTTTCCCTCATAGTACTCCGAAGAAACGACCTTGCAGGAATTACAACTTTCTCAGCGGGGCCAAAAGCGCTTTGCGCTGTTATAGTGGTACCTAATTCATTATAAGCTGCAATTTCCGCAATTGTCTGGCCATGATCTGCATTTGGATGTTCACCCGTACCTTTAAGGACGCCGATTTTCATATCAGCAAGAGAAGTCAAACGATGCAGCAACTTAGGCAACTCTTTTAACTCAGTGTTAGGTTTTAACTCTTTACTAGCCATCCCAACCGACAACTCCTAACTGCATACCCACGATCATCGCCATGTTCCAAAACTCAGCCCCATAAGGGGTCGAGTTATACGAATTTTCAAAGCCGCTTGAACTTGCGCTTGACGCGTACGAGATAGAGACATCACCAATGCTCTTACTTGCTATAGGACCAGAAGCGCCGCCGCCGTTCGCCATGTCTTGAGACTTTTTCAAAAAATGCGCGGTCAAGTAATAAAGCCCTTCGTTGTAAAGAGTATCCCAAGTCCCCTCATTCACAAAAAGTTCAGCACGAGTGATAAAAGTCTCGACCCTAGAGTCATCTACAGTGGAAAACTCCGGGAATCGAGACTTAAATCCTGTTGCAGTAATCGCCATTAAATGCCCTTACCGAATCGCATAGAGCCAGGGTACATGATATGCAGCGATGCGAATTCAGCAGTCACGGGAACAACGTATTCGAGCCCCTGCAATTGTGGTCCATGTACCGTGATATCCATCGGGATTTCGATAACCAATTTCTCAGGGTTATAATCAAAAACCAGCATTTGGTCAACGTCAGCTGACGAGATAGTTGTTGAGTCGATTAATTGACGTACTTTGATAATGTCAGCCTCAGAGTTCAGCCAGGGACAATTCGCGACCAAAAAGTTTTTGATTGAGCTGTCTCGGTAAGGGGTTGTGGAAATCAGGTTCCATTGCGCCGGAGGAAGAGCGAGTTTGTTCGGAACTTCTACCTGTTTAGAGTTAACGTCAACCGCGCTAAACAGAGCGTTTACGTCGTAAAGAATTTCAGTAGCAGTTTTATTCGTCCAGAGCTTAGAGGTTCCACCAGCGTTGTCAGCAACCGTGTCAGTGGCGATTGTACTAGCAGATTGATAAGTAAAGAGACCGGGAAGATTGATTGTGCTGACTCCATTGAATGTCGCGTCGTTCATCTCTTCTTCGATAGCTTTTCGCGCTGCGTTTGCGCGTTCTTGAGCCAAACTCGTTCCGCTCAAAGCTCCAGCCCGAATCTCTGACATTGTATAGCCGAAAGACGAAGCGCACTCTTTAACCGGGTAACGGGTTTCCCCAGCGCTCACGTCAGCTCTTGGAAGGTCAGAGGCATTGTTCTGAATCCATTGGGCTTTCCCGACTTTATCGTAGTCTTTACGGATAATAGTCTGCGTTCCCGCTGGAACTGCGAAAGACACCGGAAAAAGATCACGGTAAGGAAGTTCTGGGTAAAGAACTTCGTACATTTTTGGAACAATATGCTCCAACTGATTATAAAAAAACCTTGCTTGTGCGTCAGTTAATTGCATCTTTCTTATCTCCTACAGGTCAAGTCGAATTTTAGCGATAGTGTTTTCGGCGGTCGTGGTCTCTTCCAGCGTGCAACCTGTCAGTTGTGTCTCGCCGGTGCTAGCAGTACCCGCGTCAATCACGCCCGTGGTGTCGTTGTAAAAAAGGCCAGTCCCCATCGCTGAGGCGGTTGGGATGTTCACATAAAGATATCCCTTTTTCATGAC